ATGCCGCTAATATGTGTGCACTAAAGTCTGTTCTGATGCCCATGCTGAAGAACCTGGAGCGTTATGATGTATAACCAGAACGTAAACCTTGCGGGCATGGCCCTTACGCCTGAAGAACAGGCCCGGATGAACCGCGCTCAAGTTATGCAAGATGCTGGGGCTGCGCCTATTCAGGTCCAGTCTTACAAGGGCATTGAAGCTCCCATATCGGGCGGTGAAGCCATTGCCAAGGTCTTGCAATCCTATATGGGCGCAAAGCAGAAAGACGCCATCCTAAACAGGGGTATGGGCAATAATGGCATGTCCGTTGGCGATACAAACTATATGGGCGGCGGCGCACTTGACGCTATTACGGGTTCGCAGATCAATAGGCCCAAGTCCTCTATGGGCTTTCTAAAAAACATGTTTGCAGGATCGTAAAATGGCCAATTCGATTGTAGCCCTTACCGATACAGCGTCCCAGATTGCCGAACTTCAGCGCCGTCAGAAGCTTGCTGAAGCCCTTTCGGCTCAAGGTGCTGCGCCTATTGAGGTTCAATCCTATAAGGGCATACAGGCTCCTATCTCGCCGCTCTCTGGCATAGCCAAGGTTCTGCAAGCCTACCTAGGTGCAAAGCAATCGGCTGATATTGCAAAAGGCGATAAAGAAGCACGTCAAACGGCGCGGGATGAAGCGGTTAGCTACCTTGAAAGCATGAAGCGTACCCCAGACATTGGCAGGTTTGAAACTCCTGTGTCAGTGGAAGAAGCAAGGCAGCAAGCGGCCGTTCCTGCATTGACGCCTGTTGCGCCCGCTGGCCCTCCTGAAATGATGCAAGTGGGCGGCGTTCCAACCGATATGCAAGGCGGTGTTACGCCTACCGCATCCGTGCAAGCGCCTATGCCGCAAGTGTATAGCGATGCCCAACCGTCCGCGTATATGGGGCCACAGGCTACCGTTATGCCTGGCCGGGAAAGAACGCCTCAAGAGCGTATGGCTATGGCCTTACAAGCGCAAATGAGCGGCAACGAATATGCTGCGGCAGCTACCAAGCCTGAATATGAACGCGCCGTAACTGAGGCTGCTGATCAGGCGGAAGTGCAGCGTATTCTTAATAATCCAGCGGTCAAAGATGCACCAAAAGAGGTAAAAGACAAATTAACATTAATTTCGGCTCTTGGTTCAACAGCATTAAAAAGTGCTGTAGGAAAAATGTTTGAGCCTGAAGAAACAACGTCCCTTCAAAGAGATTATAAAGCAGCAGTAGCACAAGGTTATCCCGGATCGTTTATGGATTATGTGCAATTTGCAAATCCAAAAACAATTGCGGTCACTGCGGGCGGTCAAGTATATGATACTAGAGCCTTAACTGGAACAAATCCTCCACCAACCGCGCAACCTGCCCCTACGGCTGGAACGCCTGCTGCTGCCACCCCTACAGCTAATGTGCCATCAATTGTAGAAAACAATAATCCCGGCGCTTTAGAATATCGTCCTTGGATGAAAAGGTATGGTGCGGTTGTTTCTGAGGATGGGCGTTTTGCAAGATTCCCAACGACTGAGGCTGGCATCCAAGCGCAAACCGCTTTAATTACAAATGATTATGTTAACAAAGGCGTCAATACAATTGACGCAATTGTTGACAAATATTTGGGTAAAGGCTCCGAAAATTCATTTGAAAGCCGCTCTGGTTACAAAACGTATTTGGTGCAAAAAACAGGCTTGTCGCTTGGTCAACAAGTTACTGCCGCAGACATTCCAAAACTAACCGAAGCCATGCGTCAGTTTGAAACGGGGCAACGCGCACCTGCGCCTACTGCTGCGCCAGCCCCTAAAGGTGCCCCAAAACCACTAGTTGTTGTTCCCCCAAAACCAGAGCCACAATATTCTGAAGCCCAATTAAAAGACCTTACGGAAATTTCAAAAGCGTCAAACGCAATTACTAGAGCAATAGAATTGGTTAATAAAGCTCCAAATTCATTTAATTTTTTACGCGCTGTTCCGGGTAAATTTGGTGGAGAAATGGGTGAAGCTTTAGCGGCCTCTAATTTAGATTCTCCAAAAGCCAAACAAGCGCGATATGCAGTCTTTAATACTGTTTCTGCTATAATTTTACAACGAGCCGGTACAGCCCAAACTTTAGGTGAAAGAGAAATTTTATTATCATTTCTTCCAGCTAAATTTGATGATCAAAATGCAATTCTTACTAAACTTCAAGGTTTTCAAGATCACTTGGTGACTCAAGAAAAAGCGGTTAAAGACCCTACTAAACCATTAGAACCTAGTTTTGGATCATCTGCAAAAACTACAAAAGCCCCTGCTGGGATTGATCAAGCAGATTGGGATGTTTTAACGCCTGAAGAAAAAAAGGCATGGAAATGACAGAGCTTACAACTGAGCAAAATCGATTAGTTTTAATAGCAAAAGCAAGAAGGAGAAGGGCCGAAGCAGAGGCTAGCCCTCCCGCCGCTTCTGATGCGTTCAAACCTACGTTTGGCCAAACTATGGCTGACGTTGGCATGTCTGCATTAAATGGTTTGGGTCGGGGATTGGCTCAGGGTACTGGCGACATTGTAAGTTCGTTTCAAGGCAATGTTCCGTTTTATCAAAACCCAACCCAGCAAGCTAATGCGGTGTTAGCAAATGCCTTGGCGGGCTTGGTTCCAACTAAAACTAAAGTTTTAGCGTCAACGGTGCGGGCAGCAGCAAATCCTAATGCTCAAACTTTTGCACAAATGCAAAGTACGCTTACGGGGGCGCTTCAGCCAAATACCAAACCGGGCGAAGAATTTAAGCCGCAAACTACGCCTGGAAGATTTGCCCAGACTGCCGCTGAATTTGTGCCGATGGGTGTTGCGGGTGGCCCAGGAAGCGTTGTAAGGCGCGTTGGCGAATCTGCTGCGTTAGGCGCTATATCAGAAGCGGGCGGACAACTTACGGAAGGAACGCCATTTGAAGGTTTTGCTCGGGCAGCAGCGCCTGTTATTGCATTGGCCGTTTCAAAAAGCCCCAAAGCATTAGCTGGTGCATTAAAGCTTGGAACTGCTGAAAAATCTTCTATTGCCGTAGGCGATAAAGCTAAGGCGCTTTTGACGGAACAACGGGCCGCTTCCGCCGCTGCTGCCGCCAAAGCCGAGGCTGATGCTATTGCTCAAGCCGAACGCGCTAAGAATCTTTTGACTAGGCAGACCGATACCAAGGGAAGAGCTTTGGCAGCGCTTTTGGAAGATCGCAAAGCGACCACTGCCGCCGTTAGAAGGGCCGAAACTAAAGGCGTTACGCAAGGCAAGCGTTCTGAAACTTTATTGGGTGAACAAGCCGCTGCCGAGAAGGCTGCAACGCCATCGCCCTTTACCGAGGGCCGCGTAACCACGCTTGATGAGCGCGGTCAGCCTATCCAGACGGATATTGTTAAGGCTAAAGAAAATATTTATGAAACCCGCGAAAAAGAATGGAATAAAAATAGCAAACCTGTAGATAAAAAAGCCGCAGAAAAAGAAGCTTCTGGTGATTATATTTCTGATGATAAAGATGCAAAAAAGATTCTTAAAGAATCTAAAGCAATCGTAAATCCAAGTCCTACAAAATCTCCAACAGCAACTTCGTCTCCAACGCCAGAAGAAGCTTCTGTGCATAAAAAAGTTATTGATGCTTTTGAAGATCGCTTGGTTGAAGTTCCAGAATCTTTTGCTAAATCTGAAAAAGCAAAAGGTATGGAAATTATACCTGAAGAAATTGTAGATAAAAAAACTGGCAAACGGTCTACAAAATATTTTAGAAAATTTAAAACTACCTATGAAGCAGTCACCAACCTTAACCGTCGTTTTGGTGATGCTTATTATGGTAAAGATGTTACTGGATTTGAAGGTGTTTCAAACAGCCTTATCAAGAATATGTATGAAAAAATCAGCAATATTAAAAGAAATTATATTGGAGAGGATTTGTATGATCCGCTTCAAGAAAGCTACACCAAATATACTAAAATGCTTGCGCCATTTAATGAAACCCAGATTGGCAAATCCATATCTGGCACTCAAGGCACAACGGATATTGCCAACCTGACGCCTTCGCAGGTGCCAGGTGCCGTCCTTAGCAAGGGGGCTGGCGGCTTTGAGCAGGTTCAGGCGTTAGGCGGCAATCCTACTAACGCATTGCTTGATGAGGTCGCTACGGCGTTTAATAACCCTAAAACCAATGCGCCGCGTACTTCCGAGGAAGTCCGCACGTTGTTGTATAACAGCGATCTTGGAAGCGCCGTAACCGCCAATCCAACCGTAAAGGCCGCTGTTGCCAAGCACCTTACCCAATTGGAAGATGCCGAAATGGCGGCTGTAAAGGCCGAAGGCTTTGGCAAACGCGCTGAGGCACTAAAGGTTAAAGCCGGGGAAAGTGCAAAAGCATCCGGTGCCGCCAAGGCTAAGGCTCAATCTTATGACGTTGAACTGGCAAACCTTCAAAGCTTGCCGCCCGCAGAATTACCTGCTCGTGCAGAAGTCATATTTAAAGATATGGCTAAAAACGGCGTTATTAACCCTGAACAATATGCTCAGCTTTTGTCTGACGTTCGACGCAACAAAAAAATTGGCACCAATGCAGAAAAATTGATTGCCAAGGCTAACGAAAATGCAAAGGCAGCTGAAAAGGCTGCAAGCAAGGCAACGGAATATGAAACGCAAATTGCAAGCCTTGAAAGCTTACCTTATAAAGATTTTGCCTCTCGCGCAGAAACAATTTTTGATAAAATGGCTAAAGATGGCGTTATTAGCAAAAAACAATATTCTGAACTTTTGTCTGATGTGCGAAAAGCGGAAAAAGATTTAGATAAAAAAGCTAGTAAAAAACGCATCCTTTTGCGTGTTGCGGGCCTTATGGGTATATTGGCTGCTTCCAAACTTGGAGCGGATGTAGTTAGCGTTTCAAAGGATTAAATCATGTCATTCAACGGCACTGGTACATTCAATATCAACACTAGCGGTCAGCCTGTTGTCACGGGCACGACCATTAGTTCCACCGTGTTCAACGCCCTTACCGCTGACCTTGGCAACGGCCTGACCAACACCTTGACCAAGGACGGGCAGTCTACCCCGACCAACAACATCAAGTTTGGCGGCTTCAAGCTAACGGGCGTTGGTCTGGCAACCGTTACCGGGGACGCGCTTAGTTACGGGCGCAATGCCACGGTTAATGACCTTGCCATCCTGGGCAACGTAACGCTCTCTAGCGGCATTACTGGCACGACCATTAACAGCACTAGCATTGGCGCTACAACGCCCAGCACGGGCGCGTTCACGACCCTATCGGCATCTAGCACGGTAAACGGCGCAGGGTTCACGGCTTACTTTGCATCGCCTCCCGCCATTGGCGGTACGGCGGCGGCCGCCATTACCGGGACGACCATTACCGGGACGACCATTGCCGCCAATACACGGTTCGTTGGTGCAATTGATGGTACGATCGGTGCAACGACTGCGGCGGCTGGGTTGTTTACAACGCTTGGCGCTTCTGGCGTTACAACTATGGGCGCTGACGGTGTATTTACCGCAGCATATTCGCCAACGTCGGTACGCAGCATTGGCTACCGGGGCGTTCCCCAAGTCGGCGGTGCGTCCAAAACCACTAGCTACACCTTGGCCTTGGCTGATTCCGGCCATCACGTTTACCTGACGGGTTCGACGGCTTCGCAAACGGTTACGATCCCTGCCAATGGTTCCGTAGCGTTCCCAATCGGCACAACCATTTCCATCGTCAATGGCGCAACGGTGGCCTGGACGGTTCCAATTACGACCGACACCCTAACGCTTGCTGGTGGAACGACCACGGGGACGCGCACGTTGGCCGTGGGCGCGGTTGCGACCATTATCAAGGTAACGGCAACGGCATGGTACATTAGCGGCGCTGGGGTCTCCTAATGAGCGGCGTCGGCATGATGATGCTGGGAAGCGGCGGGGATTTAGTTAAAATTTCCAATGCTACTATTTCTTCTGTAAATAGCGGCGGCAACGCTTCGGCTGCGTACCGCATATCAAGCACGGGTTCTATAGACTCGGTAAGATCGCCTGAAGGCACGACCTCTTTAGGAAGTTGGGTTGTACCAACGACCTCAGCGTCAAAATATGAAGCAATGGCTACCGTTACGTCCGGCAGTTTGTCCTTAGGAACAACCGGATCATTTATAAACTGCGCGGCAAGCCCAATGTGGACTAGAAATGCAACAGTAGTTGGAACTTTTACGGCTGTTATAACTGTTGATATTAGGCTAATTGGTACCACAACAGTTTTGACAACTGCGTCAATTACGCTGACCGCTGAAAGGCAGCCTTAAAGTGTCCGATCAATCAGTCGAAACTCAGATTGCTTTGCTTCAAGCGGATGTGGAAGCCTTGACCAAGGCTGTCACCAAGCAATCTAATGATATTGAAGGCTTGGTACAGGCATGGAAAACAGCCAACGGCGTTGTGTCTTTTATGAAATGGTTGGCCAGTATCGCGGTTGCCGCAAGCATTTTGCTTGGCGCAATTAAACTTAAACTATTCGGTGCACAATAGGGGCGTTTGAAATGATTGAAGAACTAGTGTCACACGTTTTCGCTATGCGTAATGCAGCCCATACGGCGCATTGGGCTACAAAGTCTTTCAGCGAACATAGCGCCCTTTGCTCGTTCTATGATGGTTTGATTGATAGGATTGACGCCATCGTAGAAGCGTATCAAGGCTGGTTTGGCCTGATTGGAGAGGTTCGTATCCTTATGATGCCAAAGGATGATATAGCCAGCAAGATCAGGGATGAACTGGCTTGGATTGCTACCAATCGCAGCAAGATTGCCAAGAACAATACGATGATTGAAAACCTGATTGACGAACTAATGCAACATTATTCCTCAACCCATTACAAGCTAGTGAACCTGAAATAACCAAAGTAAGGAACCTATGTGTCTTATACGGATGATGAGTTTATCGCCGCTTGGCAACAAAGCGGCGGAAGCCCAATAGCCTTAAGCGGTATCCTAGATATGGATATCCGCAGCATTTACAGGCGAAGGGCTAAAATGGCCAACAAAGGAATAGTTTTAACCACAACGCCAAACGAAGCTACAAAAGGCCAAAACAAAACATGGCGAACAGACATTGGCCGCGCCTACCCTAGACAGAACGACTACAATATTGAAAACGGAATTATGATCATCTTTTCAGATGCTCATTTCTGGCCCGATCATAACCAGACCGTAGCCAACATGGCCTTGGTGGAATTGATCAAAGAACTTAATCCCAAAGTTGTTATCGCCAATGGCGACATATTTGATGGCGCAGGCGTTAGCCGCCATCCCCCGCTTGGCTGGTCCAAGTTGCCTTCCGTAAAAGAAGAACTTGAAATTTGCGATGAGCGATTGCACGAAATCGTTATGGCGTCCAAGACAAAGGCGGATTTATTTTGGAATGTTGGCAATCACGACATGCGGCTTGACCGTACTCTTTGTATGTCTGTTCCTGGCTTTGAGGGGGTCGTTCAAAGGCTAGACGAGCGCTTCCATGCATGGAATTTTGCATGGTCCCTTAACGTCAATGACCATACGATGATCAAGCACCGTTACCATAATGGCGCTCATGCTGCGTATAACAACGCCATGAAATCGGGCCGATCAATCGTAACCGGACACCTTCACAGGCTGATCGTAACGCCTTGGGGCGATTATAACGGGCGTAGGTACGGTGTTGATACAGGCACCCTATCGGATCCGCATGGCCCGCAATTTGATTATGCCGAGAATAACCCAAGCCCACATTGCTCAGGCTTTGCGGTCCTGACATTCAGGAACGGTATGCTATTGCCGCCTGAGCTGGTAGAAGTCATTGACAACGTGGCCTACTTTAGGGGCCAGTCGGTTATAGATGCGTCGGGAGAATAAAATGGCGTTTGGCGTTAGCGATGCAATTGCCGCTGGCTTAAAGATTGTAGATAAATTCGTTCCCGATCCGGCTGAAAAAATTAAGGCAGAGGCCGCATTGCGTGAATCCCTATTGGCTTGGGATGCACAACAAAACACCGTCAATGCGGCTGAAGCGTCCAATTCAAGCGTATTTGTTTCCGGTTGGCGTCCTGCTATTGGTTGGGTTTGCGCTATTGCCCTAATGTACCAATATACCCTATCTCCCATAGCGGTCTGGATAGCGGGCATTGCCAATTATCCGCTTCCTACGCCACCCTCGCTCGATAGCAGCCTCTGGGAATTGATGTTTGGCATGTTGGGTATGGGCGGTCTGCGTACATATGAAAAACTAAAAGGTGTAGCTTCAAAATGATCGGTAACTTTGACGAATCCCTGCGGCTTTTGCTCAAGTCTGAGGGCGGTTTTGTAAACCATCCGATTGATCCGGGCGGTATGACCTGCTTAGGCGTCACCAAGGCCGCGTGGGAGGCGTACACGGGCGAGACGTGCCATGAGGCAGATATGCGAGCCTTGACACCCAAGGCCGTCACGCCCTTCTATAAAGACAATTACTGGGATAAGGTAATTGGCGATGCTTTGCCTGAGGGAGTTGACTATGCGATATTCGACTTTGCAGTTAATTCGGGGCCTATGCGGGCGGTTAAGGTACTTCAATCTTGCCTCGGTATTGTCACGGACGGGGCAATTGGACCTAAAACCCTTGCTGCTATTTTAAAAAAAGATCAGGAAACCCTGATTGAAAAATACTGCGAGGCGCGTCTGAATTTCCTCAGCGCCTTGCCGACATGGAGAACATTCGGCAAGGGCTGGGAACGGCGCGTTGACGAGGTATCAAGACGAGCCAAAATGATGCTTAAACAAGCGTCCCATAATAAGCGATAATGGCGGCTTCTGCCCTACCATCATGCTTTTTAAGTGGCCATTGGTGAGACTGGCGCGGCATAAGTTCAGATGCTCTTAGCCGCGCCCCATCCTTATCAGTTGGCGTCTTGGTAACTCTTTTCCAGACCTGTGGCGTGACCTCCACAATCGGAATAAAGTTCGCCGCAACGGCCCCAATAACCACCCCGGCAGCGCGTCCAAATGTAAACGCCCCGGCATGGCCGTTCCCCGGCATAGATGCAACCTTTTCTATGATGCACCTGATGCCTTGATGCTTAGCCCATACGTCCAAGATAACCGCAAGCTGAGCATGGTCTACACGCCGCTTGGTGCCATCCTGCAAGGTGGGCATATCAAAGATTTCCAATCCATCGTCGGTCAATAGAGCCAAGGCCCCAGAAAGACCTGGATCAATGCCTATGATGGGTGTCATGCAGCGCCTTTAACCATAAAAAGATGTTCCAAATACAAAACCCGATCTTCTATTTCTTCAAAACGCTCTTTTGATTTGGTATGAAGAAGATGAATCATGCCATTAAGTTCCTCATATTCAGAAGAAACGGTTTTTTTGCTGGTGGTGGCAAGCAAGCCATAACCAAGCGTAATGCGGTACTTTCCCACGGCTGCACGGGCGTTCCCGGTGTAATTGGGAATTGCCTCTTTAGCTACGCGGTCATCGTCCCAACCGTCTGCATAAACAGCGCCATCCCCTGTAACGGTAAGATGCTGCTTAAAAAGATCGGACACATTTACAATGTCGATAGCGGTCAGTTTCTTAAAGGTAGGATTCAGTGATTGAGCCATGTGTTTTCTCCTAAGTGGTTACATTTGTTTTCTTCAAGGAATTTCAAAAGAACCCTAAGTTCGGTTCTTACGTCAAAAACTTCCTGCTTGAGTTTTGCAATCTCATTACGCAAGTCGTTGTTAGTTTTTTTGGCGTATTTTAGTTCTTCTATTTTTTCGTTAAGTTGATTGGTAAACCTCGTTTGAATCAGATCAAAATCATCAGTCATAAGTTTGATTTTGAGTTCTTCTTCAACAAACGGATTATTGTCAAACTTTGCATACAGTTTCAAAATGGCACCTCATCGTTAAAAGGCACTCCATTGTTGGAGCCGCGCTTGCGGCCTTCGGCCTGGCGCTTGGCGAGGCTATCCCGTGGCAATGCTACTTTCTTGCCGTGGGTGAAAATCTCGCCAGTTTCTTTGTCCTTGTACTCAATGAAGTTGACGCCAGCGTCTATCGGTTCCGCGCCATGTACAAAGTCTGGAATCAATAGATGCTGGTCGCAACCCTTGCGCTGATCCGCGCCCGTCAAAAACGTATCGGCCAATTCGCAGCGCCATTTGCCATTGGCAACGGGCGTTGAATGGGCGCAGGTACGGCAATTGATTTGCGCTGGCTCTGCATGGTGGCAAAGCCGATACATATCGCAGAACTTACATTCCCAATATGTAGGATCATCGCTTAGTTTTAGTGGTGCAGTCTTAGCCTCAACAATTGTGTTGGCGCGGTGATTATATTGCTTAAACACCGCATTATCTGCGGTGATCCACTCCGTGTAGATTGCGTCGGTATTTTTGTTGATCGCGATATACATGGCCGCGTCAAGCTTTAGCAGACCCATATAGACCTGCATCTGAGCAAAATGTTGTGGCTTTTCAGTCTCGACGCACCAGGCTGATAGCTTGGTGAACGCCTTGTCTTTCATGGTTTTGCACTCGAGGACGGCCCAGACGTTAGGATTTTCGACAAAACCTTTTCCTACGCCATCGACAGACCCGCCAAAATGACCAGAGTCATTTCTGCAAGTTATCTGTTTACCGTTTTCTTCCACATGAAGCTCAACGCCAATCCCGCGCAATTCCTCATGGATTCGGGCTTCCTCTCGATGCCCGGTATTAAAGAGGCGCAAGATACGCCCCTCAAATTTCGGTTTAACGGCCCAGCGGAAATTGAGCCATAGGTATCGGTTGCAGTTGTGCCCGATCAAGGACGCACCAAGGTGTTCCCGGAAGTCTTCGGCCTTGGCCTCATACCAACCAAAAATTTGGCTAGCGGTCGTCACCTGATCGGGCTTGCTCATTTACTTGCGCTCCCAAGGCTTAGCGGAAGCCGCTGGAGCGGTTGACGATGCAGATGGTGCGGACCCAGACCCTGCGCGCTTGTAGCCCATCACGCGGTTCCTGGTGGAATCCTTGCGGTCAATGTCCAGAACCAGAATAAACGGAATATCGTTAAGCTGATCTGTGTCATCGAGTTCAGCAAAACCGCAAGCCTCCGAAATGGCTTTGAGGTTTGCACGGGCAATAGTTTCGGCAACCTCATTAGGGTTATGCAGATTAAGGTTTTCCCAAATCTTGCGGCCAGAATGTTTGCCTTCAATAATCTGCATGGAAAGCGCAAGATATTCGCCCGTACCTGCCTTGGTGATTTTCATCTGGCTTTCTGTGACAATTGCCATGTACTCACCCTTGGGCAATGGATCGTAATCGCTCTTGGGTGCTTCATAGGTAGAAATGTCAAAATGGACCTTAGCCATGATTTAGTTTCCCTTTTTGATGGAGTTTGAAAATTCCGACCAGATCATTGGTATGGTCTCTGGCAGGCTGTAGCGGTTCTTGGCCATATAGGCTGGACGCTCGCTCGTAAACAACAATCTTTCGCCCGTGGAAAATCCCCGGTTGCTCGTCTTGTTGAACCCAACATCGTCCTTCTTAACGATGGTCTTGTAGTTGGCAAACAGCACGGCATCCGCCCATTCGCGTACAACGGAACTGGAACGCTCCTGTAGCTTGGGTTGGTAACGGTCGTATGGTTCAACCTCTGGACTATCAAAACGTTTGATAGCGGTATGGGCCAGCAGAATAACCGTCATACCCTTATCGTTACGTAAGGCATTTAGGCCGTCCAAAACATCGCGCCATTTCTGCGCCGCAATGATAGCGCCCTTGCCATAGGCTAGGTCTTTGGCGTCATACTTGGCTTCAATTTCCTTCTGGATCATAGCTTCTAGCCAATCCAGGCTATCGACTACCACCGTTTGGAAAGCGTGTTCCTCGCTGTACAGGGTAGCGATTGCGTCCATAACGTCCTCAGCATTAGCGGCCAAGGGGAAATGGGCAATGTCTAGCGATCCTAAGCCATCTTCGGTAAGGATGAAAATTGGATCTGGCGCACCGGAAGCAAACGTCGTCTTGCCGATCCCCTCGACACCATAAACCATGATGCGAGGGGCGGCGATTGTCGCGTTTCGCTTGATGCTTTTAAGATCAAACGCCATTATTCTTCAATCCTTTCGATTGATACTGAAACCTTGGCTGGTTTCATGGTGATGGCTTCCGACATACGCAGCCATACTTCTGGCCGGTACATGCGGATTTCCTTTAGCTTGGTTTCGTTAAGGTCTTTTTTGATGCGGACGACTTGGTATTCTGCGGGCCAGTCGGCAGACATAGCCTCCAATGCGTCACAATCGCCCTTGTAGATCATCTTGGAATCTAGGGTCAGCTTGTATCCGCTGCCCAGTTTAAGGCTCATACGGCCTTCTGCGTTGGGCCTTACGATGGCAAGAATATCTTTTTCGATACCAATGCGTTTATCGTTAGCCGCCTTTTCTTCTTTCTTGGCGGCAAGCCAAGATAGCGTCAAAGTCTCTAGTTGTTCGTCTGTTGTCATTTGCATGTTTCCTCTGCTCACAAACGCAGATAATCACGATTATGCGGCTAAGGCAATATGATTTTTTATTTTTATTTCGCTTGAAATCATATTCGATGCGTGTAGGTTCCAAGGTCGTCAAAAAAGGAGCAATATACATGGCATCTATCAAAGGGCGGTGCGAACCTGCCTATAACATCGTGGTAAGGCTTGGCGGGGTTACTCGTACAGCCGAGCTGTTAGGAATCACACAATCAGCCGTTAGCCGCTGGCTAATCCCAGCAACAAGCAATGGCACAGAAGGCCGCATACCCCAGCGCTATTGGGATGATATGTTAAAATTTGCCCTAAAACATAACATAAGAATCGACCTCTACGATCTTTCCGGCCACCCCCGCCAACATTGAGATCATTATGCTTAACTCAGAGTTTCTTAGCGCCGCTTATGGGCGGTTGCGGGACACCTATGGCTGGACGACTAGTTTTGCATCTGATCCTAATCAGAGCGAGCCTACCGTCTGGTCTGGCAACCCGTACATGGATACGCCCGCGCACCGATCCTTAATTGATCGGCGGATTGGCGACAACAATTTCTTTTGCGTTTCCGTTATGGAGGCACCGGACAAGAAAAAGCGGTCCAAAGACTTCTTTTGCCGCATGGCCGTTCTGCTAGCAGATGACGCTAGCCCAGATGACCTGTTTGGAACGCCATCGTATATCTTTGAAACCTCACCTGGAAATTACCAGATTGGGATATTTCTAGATCGCGACGATCCAGACACCGCCAATAGGCCGCTGCTAGATGCGGTCTTGCAGGTTATGGCCGCTAGTAAGCTTATCAATGCCGACTCTAGCGGTAATAACGTAGTGCGCTACGGTCGATTGCCCGTAGGCTACAACACCAAACAGCGCGAAAGCGGATCATTCCAAACCAAAATTATCTATTACAAAACAAACGCCACATATAACCTAGCGGATGCGGTCGCCACGTTTGGGCTTGACCTAGAAGAAATCCGCCAAAACATAAACACTGCCCCCACAAAAACACAAAACCTAAACAATTCAACAGGCACAGCAGTTGACCTGTACAGAAACCTAATCAATCCAAACCTAGAAGAACGATCCTACCACGACCCGCTCATGAAGCTTTCGGCGGCAATGGTTGCGGCAGGTATGGCACCTGGTGCGGTAGTGAATAACCTTCGCTCGCTTATGCTGGCAATTCAACCCGAATCAACGGGTGAAGAATTTGCCCGCTGGGAATCTCGCTACGGCTCCGAATTATCGCGCATGGTATCATCAGCCGAAAAATACGCTCCTGCCCGTCAGGAAGCGTTGCAGGGCGACGTATTCGTATCTGAAGAACAGTTAGAGGAGATGACAAAGAATGTTCGCTGGCTAGTTAAGGGCCTTGTGCCCGAGGATAGCATGGGGATGATCTTTGGTGCGTCAGGGACGTACAAATCCTTTATCGCGATTGATATGGCCCTGCATATCGCGCACGGCATGGATTGGGCAGGTCTTAGGACCAAGCAAGGCCCGGTTGCCTATATCGCAGCAGAAGGTGGGGCAGGGATATCTAGGCGTTTGAAAGCCTGGCGCAATCAGTTTGGGCTAATCGAAACAAACAACCTGCATATTTGCATCACGCCCTTTCTTTTAACGGCGCAAGATGAAATGGCGCATTTGAAAGCGGCCATTGCCAAGTTCCCCCAACGGCCTAGCGTGGTGATCATCGACACCCTGTCCCAGACATTCAGCGGAGATGAGAACTCATCTAGTGATATTGGGACGTATCTCAGAATGATCAACAGCGAGATCAGGGCGGCGTTTAATTGCACGGTTATCGTCATTCACCATACAGGCCATAGTGCGGCAGAGCGTCCTCGTGGTTCATCCGCCATTACCGCTAACTTGGACTTTATCTTAGGCGTGTTTAAGCCCGATCCAGAGGCGTCGCGGGCCAAGGTGGGCGTCCATAAGATGAAGGACGGCGACAAGGTAGACGACCTGTTTTTCAATATGACCCGGCTTGTGTTGGGCGAGGATAGCGACGGGGACGAAATATCGTCATTGGTCGCGGCGCATGATGAGGCTGGCGGCGGGCCTAAGTCGTTCAAGGCCAGCAAATATGATTCGATGATTCTTAAAATGATGCCTGACAAGCGCCAGGTTACGGAAAAAGATATTCGGGACGAGGCTGGCAAGGGGTCAAACGAAACCGACCGGACAATTTACCAAGGGGTAAAACGTTCCCTTGATAAGTTGCACCGGGCCGGAATGATTCGTAGCTTTGGGATAGGAGTATGGGGGCGGGTTGATTAACCCGCCTTCGTGGCCCTGCCTTGGTTGACTTTCCACATAACGCCCCGGTTAAGCGATAGATTTTTACGCTTGTAATCAGCCGGGGTCAGGTCGCTATAGCAAAGTTTTTTGTGGTGAGCGCAATAAGCCGACCCTTCGATTTTTGTGTCACCGCACATGATGGCCTGATCCATATCACCAGAGGGAAGGCTATCCGCAATGTATCTACAGCCATTTGGTCTGATCCTTATTAAGGTGGCCGAGTGCTGGCCGCGTGGTTCTGAACTAACAAACAATGCAACAACCTCCTGTTTAGAGATAGGCTTGGGCTTGATAGCTTGGGCCTTTGGTGCTTTCCACAACTTAACCTTTGGCTTCACAAAGGCGGGCTTATAAACCCTGTTTATTGTATTGATAGCGCCTTGCTTTTTCATCCGATGAAGTTTGCCGCAAATCATGTTGCGGGTGGGCGCACCGATGAGTTTTGATATTTCAAGGGCGCTGTGGCCCTCTTGGTACAACCTGACCATTTGGTCAGTTCGCTCTTGCGTCCAAAAATCGTCTGTCATACCGTCTCCAATGGCTTGCTATTGCCGCCGCGCTTGTTCTTACGCTTAGCGACCAAGGCGGCATAATATGCGCTATCGCCCCGGCTTTTCGTTGCGCCTTTGGTAGCGCCGCCTTTGGCCCCTATGGCCGCGAAGTGTTCCGGTGTGCCTGGTAGGTCAGTCATTTTAGATGCTCCCCTGCTTCGATGGCGTTGGCGGCAGTATCTATAAACCAATACCGCAGCCGAGCCACGATCTTGGCTCGTTCGTCGGCTGCAACGGATGCGGCGTCTATTTTTAACTGTAAATTTTCTGCGGATAATTCCTCAATCCGTTGCTGCATATATTCGACGGTTTGGAATGATACGTTTTCGTTTATCACTTCAGGTACTCCAATTCGCGGATAGCCCATTGGAGACCTTGGATTTCAACGCTCATGTCGTGAAGCCCGTAAGCGTCCTTGGACGATAAGAAAACCTCGGACATGCCCCAACAAATTGTTTCGCGGTCGCGCAGGAATTGGATACGGTCTTGTGTGGTTTGATCAATCATCAGAAATTACTCCCCTCTTTATCCGTGGCCGCGACGCGTGGCGCTGCATCGCCTGATCTTCCGCCCCTTACGCCGCCATCCTCCAGGTATGGCTTGCCCGTGGCGATAGCCCATAGGCGGCGCGTTTCGCGGTATAGGTCTTGCTTGGCTTCTTCTTCGCGTGTCATTTTTTCCACCGTCCGATTAAAATGCCTACGCCGATCCCATTTGCAAAAGCACAAAAATAAAGAATTATATTTTCAAGATTGTTCATTGATTCCTCGGTTTGCAGGCGGCGCAATCGTAAGGCTGGCCGCGATTGTCTGTCTTTGTTGGGTGGCCGGGCGGTAGCCTAGCGCCGCATCGGCATACTAGTTTGACCATATCAACGCAACCGATAAAAATATTGATGTTAATGCGGCAATCCAGGACAGAACTAATTTAGTTTTGTACCTAGATTTGTACGCGACCTCGTAAGCTTGAAGTCCTAGGCCATTGCTAGCGCCGCGCCTCAGCATGGTTTGGTGGGTCTCGCCTGGCATGTTCGGGGTCTCGATCAATTTATTTGCTCCTTAGCTGGCGGTTCGTATTGAACGGTCTTGACCGCATTAACGGCGCTAACCGCAATATCGTGAATGTCGGTATCGTCCGTGATTTCTTGGATGGTTGCTAAGGCTTTCATAAGTAGGCCAATCTTGGCGTCATTGAGCGCCGTCATAATCAAGCCTTCCATCGCCAAGGCGTAAAGCTGGCGTTCGTAGCCTTCGATCATTTCCTCTAGTTCCGTAACAATTTCTTGTATTTCTTCTTTTACATCGTCGGTCATTTCACGTGTCCCCATGTTTCGCCTAGATAGGCTTGTCTGATTGTTTTATGGCCGACGCCATAGCGTCTGGCAAAGGCGTTGAAGCCCTTTGAATGGCTATCTGGTACATATGAGGCCCGGATATGTCGAACCTGGTCCTCGGTCAATTTGGCGTGGGCGTGATCGTCCCCGCGCTTGCGGCTTGCGGTCTGTTTATAATCACGTGGTGGCTTGTCATGCATAGCGCCAACCCTCGATAAATAGCCATACCATCGACAAGGCCAAGCCCGCGCCAATGCCTAGGCCGACCCCGATCTGGGCCGCGATAAGCAAGCCTTGGACAAATGGCATAGGCTTTGGGCATGGCGAGCAAATAGGAATGATTTTAGGTTTATGCATTACCAGGATTCCTGTCTGATATGACGATCAGTTTCCGCAATATCTTGGGCGCAAAGATCGCAATGGCTTAGGTCGTCCAGTAAGGCGCGTTCTGGAAACGGTGCCTCGCATTCTTCACAATGATAAAGGTCCTCATCATTGTAAAATTTACCGTCAATCTCGGTTATTAGGTGTTTCCAGTTATCGTCAGCGTTCAATTCCGCGTATTCCTCTGGGTCTAGCGGCTGAGCGTCTGGATATGTATCAAAGCTCATTGTTCTGTCCTTTCGTGGCTATCTCGGCGGCTAGGGCGGTATAGCCAAGCTTGTCAGCGTAGCTATCCAGATGCTCCGGGGTCTTGACTAGGCGGCAGGTCTTAAGCCAATCGAGGCATAAGGCGACCTGGGCCGCGCTGATATGGTATTGGCTGCCTAGGATGATCTGCCAGCCTTGGGCAATGTGCGTAAAATTCAATTCAGCGTCCCCGTAATCATTGGCCCTTGGGCCGTTAATTAGAAGCTTGGCATGGTCAAGGATTGCGTCGCGATTCATGCCTTTCCCGCCTTGATCTGGTTGCGCCAAAAGTCGCGTTGGCCGCGAAGCAATTGGCCAACAGGGCTTGATGAATCGAATAAGCGGATTGTACGCGTAAGATTGTCAAATTCAGCGCGGGCAATGCCGGGGCCGCAACGGCGCAACATTTCACGCCCTTCGCTAATGCCCATTAGATAATCAGATGTATATAAAGTCATTGTGGTTGCCTTTCGAGTTGGTGGTTAGAACAATAGCCAAGGGGCTATAAGGATGACGGCCCAAACAACGGTCCAAAACGTGAATAGGATAGCGTCCTTGATGGTTGCGGCGCTCATGCTATTGCCCCTTAGCCTTAGCAATAGCGGCAACAAGGGCCGCAAGGGCGGGAAACTCTGACAGCGCAAGCTCTGTCTTGACGCAATCGGCAAAGCTATCGGCCATAGCTTGCGCCGCGTTTAACAAGTCGGGAGCGGCGACGATTAGGCGGGCGTTGGCTTCCGCCTCTATCAAACTAATGCCATTCATACCGCCACAATGTGCGCGGGCAACATTGCGCTTGCCAGCCATTATCTCGGTTTCGTTTCCAGCGTTTAAGCGCCATTCGCCTGAAGTATATGCGGTCATGTGATTGTGTCCTGTGTTTGTGGTTATTGATTGATAAGGGTAGCGGCAATGGTGCGCGCCATTTCATAGGATGGGCAAACGCGCACAAGCTTAACGCCCTGATAAACGTAATAATCGAAGCCGTAACGCTCTTGGACTTTTTCGATAGTGATCATGGTGTGTGTCCTTGTGTGAGTGGTTGCGTTGCTGTTGTCCCCATTAGTAGGGAGCGCTTGCGTTGGTGTCAATCAAATAATGTAAGATTTTTTCAATGGCAAGAAATATGAGAGAGTTGTCATGTTTTTAGGAGGGATTAGTAGCATTTCGCGCACAAAAACGGCCGCAAAAACCATCATGATTTGCTTCACAACCTCTGATGAAAGTGAAGCACGCCTTGCACGCTATGGCTGGGCTATCTGATCCTACCGATCCTAAATGTAGCATTTTGTAGCAGGTTTTGAAGCATTTCCATGATTGCTTCACTTCCCTCAGGGGGTACTTGTACCCCTGAGTGAAGCACACGGCGGCTTGTTTTGAGGTATGAAAAAGCCCCAGGTTTGACGCTGGGGCTGGGGGATTATGCCGGGGTGATCCAGAAACGTATAAAGTCTCCCTCGCGCCTCTGTATCATTTTAAGCCCTCGGCTATTGGCTATCTTGTTTAGGTGCGCCCAGCCTCCTCGGCTATTAGGCTTTCTCATGGGCAACAATAAGCTTTCGCCCTCCTTTAGCGATAGCAAGGCTTTAGTTTCAGGGTTCTGTCTGCGGCCTACCCCGATAGGAGGCATGGCGTGTCCGGTTTGTATTTCCATTATATAGGTTCCCTATGGTGCACCATTGCACATTTATAGACATACAGGAAAACATTAGACACACAATAGACCTAAGCCACTCACCCCCCAGCATACCCATGCGCCCATAAAACATGGGGGCCGCGATGTATCATGGCTACCCGCCTGCCCCTATCGCCGAGGCCTCACGTTGACGCGTGACGGGCGAGAGCGTGGCCATTGGCATATGGGCATAGCATGAGGCGCGAAGCCGTGGCGCGTGACCATGCGACCAGGTGCCTGTTATGTTATAACGTAACACCCCACCCGGCATCGAACCCGGTGGGGGGGGGTCGTGTATGTACATAGGTCACCCGTACAAATGGGACGCAAAAAACGGTTCTTGCTTTTCCGTAATAAATATATATATACGCACCTGTGTGGTGGTCTCCTCAACTAGGGGTCGGGCGTCGAGTTGATCTCCGTCCGGCCCCGCTTTTGTTGACATAGACGATGCCAAGCCTTATTCTTGCAAAATCATCAGAAAGGGCCACCATGCCAAGCCATTCCCCCAAGCAAGCGCGCCTAATGGCTGCTGCGGCCCATAGTCCAGAGTTTGCCAAGAAGACTGGCGTTCCAATGGAAGTCGCCAAGGAATTTAATAAGGCCGATACGCGCCGCAATAAATTGTCCAAGGCGATGGACGATCTAGAATCCGAAACCAAACCCAAGGGTAAGTAACATGGGCGGCAAGAACCAAACGACGTTCAAGTCCAAGGCAGAAGCTAAAGAGGGCGACCGCGTTCCTCGTGGCAGGCCAAAGGGCGCTGTAGGCAAGGCGACCGCAAATGCGCGTGAAGCCCTGGCTATCTTCATTGAAGGCAACACCGAGCGGCTTCAAGGCTGGCTTGATGAGGTGCATGACCGTGACGGTCCCCGCGCTGCTTTTCAATGTTTCGCGGACTTGATTGAATATCATGTGCCCAAGCTTTCGCGTACCGAGGTTACGGGCGCGGATGAGGGTCCGGTTGAATTGGTGATTACGTGGTCCAACGAGAAATAAGACTCAGCTACGCGCCCCGTGAATCGTTCAAGCCGTTTCACAACAGGACTCAACGCTGGGCTTGTCTCGTTGCCCATCGCCGTGCAGGCAAGACCGTATCGGCGGTAAATGATATTATTAGGGCGGCGGTAACATGCAGGTCGCCTAATCCGCTGTTTGGGTATATCGCGCCGTTTAGAAGCCAGGCTAAATCTGTGGCTTGGGATTATTTTAAACGGTTTTGCGCTCCGATCATGAAGTCGGCCAATGAAGCGGAACT